AGTACCATCGCACAACAACCAAGATGTAGGAGCAGTAGTAGTCGCCCACATATTAATAACACCCGCAGGCGTATTATTTTTAATCAAATAATCGTGACTAGTCGTAACCGCAGAACTATTGACACCAACCTTCGCCTCCAACGCCTCAATCGCATCATTAGCATCAGCATGCTGACCCGCATGATCGGGCGAATTCAAACCATCCGAAGACGTAGGATTAGTTAAAGCATCAAGCCCCGAAGGAAACGAAGTAGACATCTACTCAGTCCAACGACAGTGTAAGGCTCGTAATCTGGAATGTGTCACCAGCAGTCACAGCAGCAGACGAAGCCAAAGCACCAGTCCACAAACAATTACCACTAGTCGAAGCATCCCACAACGACCAATGCGAATAAGTTTCAGTCGTAGACACATTAGTCCACTCAACCGTCGCACTAGAAACCATCGAACCACCCGAAGCAGCACTAAACGAAATCGCCTTACGAGTCGCCTCAACAGCAGCATTAGACGTACCAGCCTCACCAGGATCACCCAAATGCAACTTCACATACGGCGTAGCCACAGCAAACGAAGTGTTACGCAACGTATCAAGAAACGCTAACTCACCATAATTAGAAATACTCATCAAACACTCCTACAAAAAGAAAAACTGGGTGGCACGACACCATTGTATCGTACCACCCAGCCTTCACACCGGACAAACTCAGAGAGAGCTTGCAGACTCAATTCGGCGCAACGAAGCCTCACGGAAGCGACCGTAGCCACCCAACCAGTACCAGCCGATTGGCTGGAGACGGTTCAAGGTGTCAACCACAGGGCCACGAACGACCTTCGGGACAGCACCGTTACCGTCAATTGACGAGTACGCCTTAGCCAAAGCCTGACGACCCATCACGTGAGTGCAGTAAACTTCGATAGTTCCGGTTGAACCCGAACCGTCAGAAGCGTTCTGGAACACCTTTGCACGAGGAGTTTCGATGAAACGGACACCTTCAAAAGCACCGATTTCGGCGTTGTAGATGTTCGAGGTGTCTTGGTACACGTGCGGGTCACGCCACGCAGCAGCACCAGTTTCACGACGCAAGTCATAAGCAACATCGGGGTGGATGTAAGCCATGTACAAACCGTTGAAAGTAGGAACGTTAGCACCACGAAGCTGTGCGGTCACCTTACGGATGTCGTTAGCTTCGATGATGTCAACAGCCTTAACCGTGGTACGGCTTGAAGGAGTAGTCGTACCGCCACCACCGTAGATCACGTTTGATCCACCGGCGAGAACTTCACGAGCAACTTCGTCAATTGAAGCACCAGCGTTGTAACCAACGATGTTAGCGGCAGCCGAGTCAACGTCAAGGAAAGCAGTTCCACGCAACTTAGCGGTGGTGATAACGGCATTACCGTATTCGTTGAGGGTAACCGTGACCTGCGAATCGCTCAAAGCGGGAGCAGTAACGTCAGTGGTTTCCGACAAGGTGCTGCTAGCGGTAGCAAGATCGTTGAAGATCGTGAACGTTACGCCAGTACCAGGCATAGCCTGTTGCGTCGGTTGGACATCAGCAGCAGCGTCGAACAACAGTTCTGAACGAAGAGCGAAATAAGCCAGGCGATCAAACGCCACCTGGTCAACTGATAGGGAGGATGTTTCTGTATAAGCCATGAGATTTGCCTTTCGGGGCTAGTTTTGTTGGAGAGACCTTACTTCTTCCAGCAACATCTCAATCTCAGCTTGGCTAGTAGCCTTACTGATCCGAGTCACCATGTCCACAGGGGCTTCACCAACAGTGTTACCGGAAGCGGCCTGATTGGTTCTGTCCCAACCTTTAGCTTCCTGCGCTACCTGTGCAGCCTTAGTATCTTGGATAAGTCTCGCTTCGATCGCAGCGGCTCTAATAGCATCAGGGGAAAGTTCACCGTCATAAGCCTTCACGAAATACTTTGCCATCGGATCGGCAGAATCAACTCCTGCTCTTACGAAAGCTAGTTCACGTGCGGCGTTAGAGGCTTCGTCGGCCCTTGCCTTCAGTGCTGCGTTTTCAGATTCAAGCTGCTTCATGCGATCACGCAGAGGATTTCGGCCTGTTTCTTGTTCATCGAATTCGATGTCGCTGTCCATATGTACACTCCTTTGCCCAGAACCACCACGGAGGCATGGCGGTTCGCTGCTTACAACCCGAAGGTGTTCCTGCCTATTGGCATCGGATTAAGTGTAGCACATTATTTGCAGGATGCAAGTACCTATGCTAAAGCGGTTTGTCCTTGACCTTGCCCAGCGAAACCGCCACCACCCTGGAAAGCTGCGGTTCGTTCCGCTTGCTTCTTACGGAGGCGTTGAGCAGCAGCAGCGTCAGTAGCGAACACTGCCCCGATCTGTTCCTCCTGAGTCATACCGACACCTTGTTCGCCGGCGAGAGGGTTGAACAGTTCTTGCGCTTGAGCGATAGTCGCAAATCCTGCTTGTGCCTGCTGGGTAGTGACACCTTCAATGGCCAGTTGTTCTGCTTGTTGAGCAGTGATCTCTGCACCTGCCTGCCTGGTGGCCTGAGCCGAAATCTGTGAAGCCTGAGCCTGTCGAACAAGAATCGGGGTAGCTTTCACGGGGTCAAGAAAGTAGGCGGCCAACTGACTGTCGTCTACACCGTACAAACGTTTCATTTCGGCAATGACTTGCGGATCAGAGTTTTTGACAGCGTTGTATCCGTCATTGATACGAGTGTTTAGTTCTGATGGGGAAACATCACCTGCAATAAAAGCAGTGAAATCTTCGTTTGAATCATAGAAACCTGTTGGCAAACCTGCTGTGCGTAACAACTGGCGGTAAGTATTTTCTTGACCGATGTACGCTTCTTCTGAAAGAACGTTGAATCCTGCTCTACGGCGGGCTTCGTTGCCTGCAAATCGTTTGGCGTATTCAGCGGTTTCTTTAACACGACCATAAATGATGTCTGTGTTCAAGACGTTTTCTTTGAACACAAGATCGTTGACAAACCCTGACAATTCAGTAAGCCCGTATCGTGACAGTGTTTCAGCAATGATGTTATATGCCGACTGCTGACCTGAACCTGTATCGCTCATGTTATGCCTTTCCGAAAAGTCGAGCCAAATCGTTGGCTACACCGTATGCACGTGTTTGTGCCTCAGAGGTGAACTCGTAACCGAATGAACGGGTTTGGCGAAGATAGTCGCCCCATTCGTTGTAGTTCATGGGTCGTTGCTCACCCTTATCTGTCACGAATGTTACAGCCTTTGACCATTTGGGGTCAACGAAATCTATGTTCTCTGGGTTCATTTCAAGAATTTGTGCAGCGGTCTGCTTGTACGGGTCAACAATTTGTTTGTAGGTTTGTCCCGCATCGAGTTGTGCTGCGATACCAGGGAACAAAGATTTAGCCATTTGTAAAGCGTACTGTTGGAAAGAGTTTTGAGATTCTTGACCTGTAGCAACCTTGTTTACAAACTGGTTAAAAGTATCATCTGATAGTGATATACCGTAATCGGCTGCTGTCTGCCGTAATGTTTGGCCGATGTAACCGGATCGGAGTTGTGACACACCTGCGGTTGATTGCATTGCTTGTGAACCAATTGAGTTGGTGATGGTGGTTTCATCCCAACCTCCTCGCAGACTGTCTTTGGCTAGTTTTGCTACGGATGTGTCATCTAGTCGAATACCGAGGGTGAGTGCTTTTGCTTTGATTTGTGCGGCTTGGTTGTCAACTTTTTGTTGTGCTGAGGCAGGGTCAGATTGTTCTGATAAATCCCATGCTCGTGCTGAAGATGAGGTTGTTTTGAACCATGTTGTTTGTGATAGTTCGTACTGGAATTTTTCGTTTGACCAGTCGTTTGCTACAGCGTTTTGTAGAAGTGTTGCGACTTCGGGGATTGATTTTACGATGGCGTAGTAGCCACCGTATTGTTCTTGGGCGGCTTGTTCCCAGTCCGCTGGAATGACCGCTGGCGTACTGGGTTGCGTACCTGTTTGCGTACCTGTTTGCGTACCACCTGCCATACCACCACCAGTAGGGCTACTAGTAGCACCAGGTTTAGTTTGAGTACCACCAAAATTCAACCCTGGTGGGATATAGATACCGTTAACAACAGCACCACCATTAGACAACTTGCGGTCAGCACCACCTACATTTTGACCTGCTTTCCAAGTAGATAAAGCAGTTTCAGATAACTGTGGGCCTGTCTGTGCAGTAGTTGTTGTCTGAGCAGCAGTTGGTCGAGGCGAACGAGGAGCAGTAGGAGGAGCAAATGCACCACCAACACCAGGGGCAGTAGTAGTAGTAGTAGTAACTGGTGCAGAAACACCACTAGCAGGTGTCACACGAGCTTTATCATTAGAAATCTCCGGAGGGGCAACAGGCAAAACAGCAACGGGAGTACCCTCACCAAGCGAACCAATAGCATCCGTTAATTCTTTTTCTTTCTGCCTATAAACAACAAGCCAAGAATTCAAATTGTCCTGAGCAGAAGCAGTACCCTCACGCTTGACAGCATTTTCTAATTCTTTACGACGAGAAGAAACACTCTGTAACAACACTTGCAACTTCTCAGACTGACCTAACAACAGATCACGTTGAGCCGCAGCCTCAGCTTCAGTTTGCACTTCAGGAGGATTAATCTTAAAAACAAGATCATCGATCTTAGATTGCAAATCAGAAATAACTTTTTTATAACCAGTTTCAGTTAATAGTTTGCCATCAACCAAATATCGTTTATTAGCATCAGCTTTAATTTTTTCTATAGAAGCTAACTTTGCACGTGCTTGCTGAAGTTGATCTTCAAGACTACGGTTACTAGAAATTTTTGATGTAGCCATTACATACTTCCAATCGCATCAAACAACTTATTCATATAACCAAGATACTTATAACCCTGAGCCTCAGTCGGAGCAACCTGCTGGGCAAACGACTGAGCAGCAACATCAGCACCAGGAGTCTGCACAGCAACACCACCAGCAGTATTCTGATACGCCTTCTCCTGCGCCTGATAAGCAGTAACAAACTGATTAGCCTCATCATCAGTGAAAGATCGACCCAAAGTATTCTGAGCAACCTGTTTCGCAACAGCTTTCAAATCCTCCGGTGAAGTAACACGAGCAGTAATACCACCGCCACCACGACCAGACTTATTGTAATCAGGAACGTTCTGTTGCAACTCATTCAGCGCACGTTCCATCGTGATGCCACCAGCAGCCGCATACTCCAACAAGTTTTGGAACGCCGAAACATCACTATCGAACTTACCTGGAGTAGAAGGATGCAAACCCTTCTGATACAAAACTTGCAATACAACAGCACGATTAGCAGGCGACATCTGCGAATAAACAGCAGGAGCATCAACCTTCGGGTTATAAGTAAGAGGCTGACCAGTCGTAGGATCAGTCAAAATTTGTCGGTTAGTGCCAACAAGCCCTGGGCCGTAATACATTTTTGTACCACGTGAACCTTGCTGGACAGCACGACCAGGAAACCCAAACGACGAAACAGCAGAAGCAGTTATAGATGTAGGTACAGCAGTATCAGGGGCAAGACTGCCACCAGTAGACGTTCCAGTTGTTCCATCATCAGACATAATTCATCCTCACAAATCTAATTCATTGTACAACAAGCGGTCATACAACCGTTGAAACTCAGGGTATTTCAAAGTAAGCGTGTCAGCAAAAGCAGCAAGCCACTGACGCAAATCAGAAGTGTTCTTACCTGTAATACCAACATAGCCTCGACGTTGCGCTTCCGTAATCGCCTGATTCCGAGCATCAAAATATGCTTTCGCCGCTTCAGCAATAGGGTTACTGTCAAGTATCGGGTCATTAGCAGCTATCTCAACTTGTGAAATCAAACCAGGTATACGGTTAATATCAACAACCGATGTAGCAAAACCAGGTAACTGTGTTTTAAGTTTGTCACGATACTGACGCAACCATGCGTTCTGTTCCTCGGAAGGCTTTGGGCCTACCTCACGAGTGACCTGCCGATACATCGCTTTACCTACAAGTGCTTGCGATTCAGCAACAAGGTCTGACGGTTTCAACCGGTTACGACTTCCTGTTTCAATTTGACGCATATAAACCTGATAGTCAAAGTTTGATCCGACAGGAGCAAAATATCCTGCGACATCTTGGTAACGTGCCATCACGTCACCGTTAGCGGTTTCCCAGTTACCGAACGCTGTCGAAGCATCAAGGCCACCCGAAACAGCTTTAGTTTTACCTGTCATATACAGGAAAGCATCGTTGCCAAAAGTGTCTAGGAATCGTTGTACGGCAGTGTCATAGTTTT